TCAAGGTGTCGAGCCGCTTCTCGCCCCTCGACGTCAAGATGTATGGCGCTCAGTTCCTCTCGAACGCCTTCGTCCCGACCGCCGCCAACGCCCTCGCTGAAAAGTGCCTGGCTGAAATCGGCGCGCTCATCACCGTCGCGAACTTCGCTTCTGGCACGAACACCGGCGCTGGCCTGACCTACGCTGAAGTCGTCGCCTCCAAGGGCGTGCTCGACGCCGCCAAGGCCGCTGAACCCCGCGCGTTCATCCTGAACCCGACCTACGCTAACGGCCTTCTCGCCGACGCCACCATCATCGGTAACTCCGTCCTCGGTGCTGGCATCCTGACCTCCGGCCAGATCGGCACCCTCGCTGGCGCCTCGGTCTACCAGTGGAACAGCCTCCCTGCCAACTCGGAAAGCCTCGCTGGCTTCTCGTGCGGCGCTGACGCCATCGCTGTCGCCTCGGCCCTCCCGATGTCCGAGATCCCGGGCTTTGAAGTCGCCAACGCTGTCGACGCCGACACCGGCCTCGGCGTCCAGGTCCTCATGGGCCAGGAGCAGAGCGGTTACTACAACGTCACCGCCACGCTGCTCTTCGGTGCCGCTGTCGGTCGCGCGACCTCTCTCAACCGCCTCACCACGGCCTAATCAGCCGCCGCAAGGCAAACAAACGAGGCTCCCAGCAATGGGGGCCTTTTTTGTGCCCCCTACCAATCCGGGCAAGTATAGGATGAGCCTCTACGGAACCGAGTTTCTCAATGACGCCAAAGAGATGGTGGCGGACTTCGGCGTGGCCGGGTCGGCCAACTCTGGGGCCATCACCTTCTCTTGCCTCATCTCCGACCCCGCCGTCTCGACCGTGCTCGAAGCAGGGGGGTATATGGAGCGGACCCAATACTCGGTCAGGCTCCCCGCTGTAACGGCCTCCTGGAGCCAGCCAGACGGGTCTATTGGGGCATCGGCGGCCCTACTGTCCTCAGGTGCCCCCATCGCCAGCCTCGCCCAGGGGAAGAAGATCGTGGCCGGCGGGAAGACCGTCCGCATCACGACCCAGACCTACAAGCCCGGGTCGGCATGGATCACGCTCGTCGTCATCGACGATAACCAGTAAACCCTGTGGTGACGGTCTCAGTCAGTCCGAAGTCTCAGGCTGAGTTCATTGCGGCCCTGCGTCAGTTCGCGGCCAACACCGGGCAGACCATGCGGGACGCGGCGCTTGAACAAGCTGCGCTGGCCTGCCAAGACGCGGCGACCTTTACCCCTCCCCTGCCGAAGGGCGGAGGCCGTGGCCTATCCAAGGCGGCCCAAGTGGCGGGCGACAACGCCGTGGCCGGGGACATCAAGAAGATGTTCGTCGCGGCTAACGACCGTAGCGCCAACTCTGCTGCCGCCCTCCTGACCAATCAGCTGGCCTACGCGACCAAGACCAACGACATCGGCCTGTTCAACAAGGTCATCGGCAAGGGCTCACTCCAGGCTCTGAAGAACCTCCCGCCCATTATGCGTAAGATCGCGAACGACCGCGACTATGACCGGGCGTTCAAGAAGGCTAAGAACTACTTTAACACGACCAACCCTGTCATGACCGACTACGGCCAAGGGTTTGTCCAGGAGCTGCGTCCTCCGCATAACCGCATCAAGGGCAAGTTCGGAGGCCGCATCGGCAAGTCCGTCCGCCCGGTCAAACTCAAGATGCTCGTCGACTCTAAGTCCGACCTCGACCAATATATCCGCGACCGCCAAGCCATGGTCGGTATGATCAAGGCGGGCTGGGCCTCGGCCCTTCGCTCCCTGCCTAAGCCCGTCATCAACGGCGTCCCCAAGGACTTCGGCGTCCAGCTGCTCAAGGTGGCTTGGATTAACCGGCACAACCAGGTGCGCGGGACGAACACCCTGACGGCCACCGAGAAGGTCGTCGAGCTGAGCGTGACCAACACGCAGGGCAACGTAAACGGCATCGCCACCGACGCGGACGTGCTCGGCCTCGTCTACGCGAACCGCGTCAAGCAGATGAAGGCCCGCTTCGAGAAGCACATGAACAGCACCATCCAGCGCGCCAACCGCCGCTAACCTTTATGGGAACCAAATCCATCCGCCACATCGTAGAGGCCACCTTGGCCACCTACCTATCCACCCAGACCGGGCTGACCGCCGTGACCTTCCTGACTGGGGACAGCGCCGCGACCCAGACCCTGCCCAAGGCCGTGGTCCTGTGCGAGTCTGCCCGCAGCCCTGCCGACCTCCCCGAAGGCGAAGGCAACTTCAGCTGCTCGGTCCGCATCACCCTCTTCTCGAACGCCGACGACACGACCCTCGCCGATCACCGTGCCCGCTGCGCCGCCCTGTCCGGCAATATGCGCGACCTGACCTCCATCAAGGCGGCCTTCGTCACATCGACCGACGCGGCCTGTTACGACGTCACGATGCAGTCCGAAGACGAGGGCATCGACGAGCGCTCCTGGGCGACTTCCTTCTCGTTCGACGTGCTTGTGGTCCTGCCCGCCTAAGACAATTCCAAAGCCTGCAATTACAAATGGCCGCCATCTCAAACGGAACTAGCTGCATCTACGCAATCGCGGGTACTGTCACCAACTTATTCGTGCAGTCCTACAGCCTTTCGTCCTCTTTCAACGCCGAGGCCACTGTGGTCGATGAGGCTGGCCTGACCAAGACGCACCGCCTCGACGACCGCAAGTCCGAGATCACCATCGAAGGCATCGCCAAGACCTCGACCATGCCCACCCTCGGCGCCGCCCTTTCCTTCACGGTGAACACCGCCTCCGCCTATCCTAGCGGAGCCGCCTCTGTTTCCTTTGTCGGCACCATCACCAAGATTGACGACAAGGGCTCGAACAAGGGCTTCACCGCCGTCACAATCACGGCGATTGACTACGAAGGCATCACGCCTGCCTAATTGACACCCCCGAAAAGGGGGCAGTCTAGAGGACAGTGGACCGCCGCTTCCTTAACGCCTACGTCGACCCGGCTCCTTTCAGGATTCTGGGTCGAACTCTTTACCCCTGGTGCCTCAAGTACCGGGTGCGGCTGATCGCCTTTGACTCCCCGCTGGTCACCGGCTCCCGCGGCATCACCCCTGCGGACCTAATCTTCGCCTGCCAAGTGTGCGCCGAGGAACCGCTAGGGGGCAAGATTGGCTGGGTCGACGAGTTGCGGATTATGTCCCTATGCCGTAACCCCGCCAAGTTTGAGCGCCTTCTGGAAGCCTTCGCCGGATATATCCTCGTCCAGGACTGGCCGAAGTTCTGGGAGCAGACCAAGACAAAGTCAGGGGGCGGAGACAAGGGGGTGCCTTGGCCGCTGTCCATCGTAGCCAACCTGATCGCGTCTGGCATCCCTGAGAAGCGCGCTTGGGAGATGCCGGAGTGTCAGGCCATCTGGCTGAACTCCGCCCTGGCTATCCGGAAGGGTGCTGACGTGGCGATCATGTCACCCGAAGAGGAAGCCTTCATGGCCGAAGAGGAAGCCCGGGAGGCCGCCGCGGCTGCTTCCAATCTGGCAAAGGAAAGCACCCCCTGACATGGCCCAAGACCTGACAGTCAACATCAAGACGACCTCCGACGTCCCGCAGGCGATGGACAAGGCCAAGTCGGCCACCGTGTCCTTTGGCAAACAGGTCGAGGACATCCAGAAGAAGTTCTCAATGGCGTTTAAGGACATCTTCCTGTCATTCCTAGGACCGATGGCGCTGCTTGGGGTAGCCATTAACTACATCGGAAAGTTAATCGAAGAGAACCAAAAGAAACACCGAGAAGCTAATCAAGCAGCCATCGACGGAACCAACGAACTGATGTCCGCCGAGGACCGATACTACGCCAAAAAGCGTGATAACGAAAAGAAGGACAAGGAGAACCGAGAACAAGCTGCGATGTCTCGAGAAGACATTACTAAAGACTTCCTTCTGAACGACCCAATCGGTCGCGCTATAATGCAACTTAAGGGAGCAGGAGACCAAAACGCTCCAGGCTTTCTTAAAGCATTAGAAGGCGTCACTGGAGGAAGAGAGCAACAGGCAGCAGTTCTTGCTAAATTTCCCGAGATTCAATCAGCCGTTCAATTGGCAATTATGGATCAGGCTAAGAAGAATCCTATTCCTTCTGAAAAGAAAGACTTCAAAGGCCCTGAAGGATTCAGCAACGTCATCGGCGTAGGACCTAACCCGGTGCTAGAGGCCATGGCCCGCCAGAACGAAATCGCTTTGGCGCAGCTCGCCGAGCTCCAGAAAATCTCCGGCAGCACTCCCGCCGGTCAAGGCGACTTCACCAAGGGCACCCAATCCAAATAATTTATGGCACGCGTCGACACTGGTAATAACCTAACAACCGTACTCCAACAGCCTGGGGCAAAGTTCCAAGAGGATGGCTACGGACTCGCCACCGGCACCATCGTCTTCAAGGCCGCAATCACGGCGTCCATCGGTGGCACGATTAACCGTGGGTCGGCTTGCCCGCAGGGGGCCTACTCATACTGCAAGGCTCACAAGTATTCAGTATCTTTCGAAAACCTTGGCATCGCTACCTACTCGGTGGACTATGTGGGCATCAACCCTGGCTACGGCGCCTCGACCGACCCGCAGATCACCGGCTCGCAGGGACTGACGTCGGAGCACATCACGACCCACCCTAACTTCTTTGAAGTCGCCACCGCGCTTGGCTTTTCGGGTTCACCGATTGCGGGCGTGGGCACTGGTTCGATTGCGACCCCTGCTTACCCTGCGGTTGCTGGAACGAACCCTGCGGAATACGCTGGCAACAACGGCGCAACCTTTGAGGCCGCAGTTGGCCGGAAGTTCCTCGGGTTCAAGAAGCCCGAGTTCAAGGACTTCTACGGCAAGACCAACTACCTTGCCCCGCAGTGTTCTCTCTCTGGCGTGTTCTACACGAGCAGCTCGGCCTTGGTCATCAACTTGCGTAACGCGGTCGGCAAGACCTCCGGCAACGGCTCCTTCGCGTCAAAGGACTTGGTTCCGACTTACATGGGAACGGCCTTCGAAATCAACGGCAAAAAACAACTGCTCCTGGCTCAGGTATCCTTCGAAGACTTCGGTCTGCTCTACAAGGTCCAGTATGAGCTGCGCTTTAACCGCGAGGGCTACAACTCGGCGGTCTACGCTAACGCCTGATGAAGATTCAACCCGGCGTCGGCTATAACTTCGACTCGTCCTCGCACGGGTTCACGCTGGACACGTCCGACCCGTTCCCGAGCGTGGCGTCTACTCCCGACCTTCCCTTCAAGGTCAAGATCGTCGGCGTGGTCAGCGGAGCCATCCGCTTTCAGGTCATTACCGGGACGCTGAACAACCTAGTCCCAGAGATGGACGATGTCATCGGTGGCGTCGAGAAGCTGCTGGACAGCACGACATCCGGCGTCCCTACGCCTCCCACGAATGTCCTGACGTTCAATACCTCGACCAAGGAGTCTTGGGTCTATCTCCGAGCCGGTCCCGAGGCCGCGTCGCCCTACGCCTTCCCGGACCCGAGCATCTCGAACACCCCTTACCCGAAGGTTATCTCGTCAAATGTCGAACTGACTGACACCGACACAAATGGGTATGTCCTGCTTGCCAAGGTAGACGTTGATAACGTCTCGGCCCCGACCGTCTGGACCTTGCATCAGTATGTCAACGGCTCCCTCTGGGGTGACCGCGTAAAGGTGAACGGGGCCACCGCGAAATACTATTACGCCCGCATCTGATGGGCGTCCTGATCGGAGCAACGGAAGCCAACTCCACTTGGGGTCGCAACCGCACGCCCATCTTCAGCACCTACTTCGGTATTTCTGGCGGAACCCACAACAACGTCGCGACTGACGGCTGGGCCTCGGAGGCCAACACCTTCTTCCGCTGCGCTCAGTGGTGGAACTTTGTCAGCTGGACGGACTCGGGCGGCACCCCCCAGACAGGCTATCAAGGCCCCCTGGCATTCCCTGGCACGCCGTTCCCCCCGCTGACATCATTCTGGGTGGGCGCCTATAACACCGACCCTGCTGACACCTACGCCCCCAACTACCTCGACGACGTGGAGGTCCAGAACGTCTGGGTAGGTCGGGACGTGGTCATTGACGCGACGACCTACACGATGGCCTACTCGGCGCTTAACGGCGTCACCGGGTCTTTCCAGACGATCACGAGCTCGACGGACGTGGTTTCCTTCGACCTTTGACCCCCCCCTTCCAATCGGGGCAAGGTTAAGACCCGATGAGCTGCACTAATCAAGTAACCGTCTCGCAGGGTAACACCTTCGCCTGCACCTTTACCTGGACGCCCGGGGCGACGGGTCCGGCCAA